CTTTAGCCATTCTCATAGTTTCAGAGTCTTTTGGATTTAAAGCAGAATATAATTTTAAATTAAAAGCTCTTTCAGTATCTAAATCTGAATATAATTGTTTTGTAGGTGCTTTAGCAGCTTTTGCAGCTGTTGTTAAAAATCCAAATTTACCACTGCTTGCAGGTCTTGACATAAGATCAAGTCCAAAATCAATTAAAAATTTTCCAAGTGGATCTGGTCTATCTGCTAAAAGTTGTTGAAGCATTTTATTATTTGAAGTATCTCCTTGAGATGATGCAACCGTATCTATAATATTGTCTTCTTCTGGTTGAACTCCATCTTCATCAGGATCAGCATATCCTTTTCTAGGAACAGACATAACTCCTTCGTTTGCAGATCCTCCTCTAAATAATGGTCTTCTTAATATTCTAGACATAATTTATTTATCCAAAAGCCTTATATCCTTGTCCTAAAGCTCTATAAATACCTGCTAAAGTTGCTCCTGTTCCAAGGAGAGTTTGAAGAGGTGAAGGAGAAGGTGTGCTTTGTAATTGAGTTTGTGAAGGATATCCAGAAATAAGTCCCATAACACCTTGTCCATATTGTTGAGCAGTTTGTAAAGGTTGATATATTTTTTGAAACTCTAATTGTTTTTGTGCTTCTAATTCAGCTTGTCTTTGAGCTTGTTGTTGAGTTCCTAATGCAGTAAGTCCAGAAATTTGTGTTCCTAATAATCCTTGTCCAGCTTGTCCTAATCCTAACTGACCCTGACTAAGTTGTAGTTGATTTAAAATATTTTGTTGTGCAAGTTGTTGAGCTTGACCAAATCCTTGTTGTTGTAATTGAGCTTGTAAAGCAGCTCTATTTAAATCTGATTGTGTTTGATACTCAGCTCTTTGTACACCTTCTCTTCCACCACCAAAAGCTCCTGCTCCTATTGCTTGCGCTGATAATGCTGGTAATCCTTTTTGTGCTTGAATATCAAATTGTCTTAAAGTTGTATCAATGACATCTTGTTGATATGGAGACATAAACTGTTGATATGCAGTTGGTGTTGCTCCTGCTGCAGCCGCTTGTTGAAATTGTCCAGCTTGTTGTAAAAAAGGTTGGTATGCTCCAAGTCCACCTGCCAATCCCTCTGCTTGTTGTGTAAGTGCAGAAGCTGGTGCAACAAATTGTGGTCCATAAATTCTAGATACATCTAATCCTTTTAATCCACCAATAGCAGATGTTAACTCTTCACCATAAGTTTTACCTAAAGCCTCTATAAAAGGCGCAGGTATCGTACGTGTTATTGTTTCTTCAGCCATTATGCTCTAGCTCCTTGTCTCTCCATTTTTTTACCTTTTGCTTCTAATTGTTTCATTAACTTATACATCTTAGCAGCCCCTCGTCTCGCGCTACCATCTCCTGCACCCTTGACTGCACGTGAAGTAAATACAAATTCATCTTTTGCAAGCATTGCAGGAACATCATCTACTCTCTCTTTTTTACCGTACGGAATGTATCCGCCTGTTTTTCTTGCATCTAATTCTATAACACCACCTTCAATTCGTCTAGCAGGAGGAATCATTGATCCACCGGCTGCATATCCCATGATACCACCTTGGGCTGCTTTAACTGCAAAAGGATCTTCAGCTCCATATCTTGCATAAAAATATGGATTTCTTATTTGTAAATTTCTACCAAATTGAGTTATGCTTGCATTTGCTTCATCTTGTTGTCTTTTTGCAAAATCATCATTAGACTCTTCAGGTTGTTGTGGTGCACCAAAAGCAATTGCTCCAACTCCAGCACCTACTGTTAAAGGAATAATATTTTCTTTTACACTTTCATAACCAGATTTTGCTAAATCACTAATTGTCCCTATCGGATCTTTGTATAATGATTGTATTCCAGATTGTACTTTACCAGGTATACTTTCAAAAAATCCAGTTGGTTTAGGTGTAAGTTCTCCTAATTGTTGTAAAGTTTGACCTTGAGAAGATGCTAGATTTGAAGCTTTTACATTAGATAACACATCTTGTGAAGAAGGAGTTATCATTCCTACATCAGTAAATTTTTGTACACTTCCTGCATATGAACCTGAATCAAGAGGAATATCAACAGGTTGTATTTGATTAAGTGGTACATTAAGAGAACTTGTTGTAACTGGACTTTCTATACTAGGTATACCTCCTTGAGATATTGTACTTGGATCTCCACTTAATGATCCTGAAACACCTGTTGAACCTGGATTAAAATATCCAGAAACTCCACCAAGTCCAGCAGCTAATAATGCTTCTTTAGGATTTATTCTACCAGTTGTAATTCCTTGTACAAGTAAGTTTGCAGCACCTGCATTAATTGCTCCTGCTAAAAAAGCATTACCTGTTAAAGATGCACCGAGTCCTGCACCACCAAATAAACCACCTGCAGGACCTAATAACATACCTGCACCAACTGTAAGAGCTATTCTTCCTATTGGAGATTTAACAACTGATTTAACTGCCTTGGATACACCTTTAACTGCTGATACGGCACCACCTACTATTCCTTTAACAATACTTCCCCATCCATAACCTTGTCTTTGAGCGTATCCAGCAATTCCGCCTGAGGCCATTGCTTCTGTTTGTTCTTGTTGTTCTAATTGATTTATAAATTGATCTAACGCTGGTTCTCCACCTTGAGCAAATATTGCTAATATTTGTCTTGCAAGTCTTTGCGCTGTTTCAGGATCGATTCCTTCTTCTATTAATAATTGTATGATTGTAAGAAGAGCATTATCCCCTTCACCTAATTGCATTCCAGATTGTTCTTGTGGCATTCCCCTTTCACTCATTTGAGCCATCTCTGTTTCACCACCCATTTGATAACCGATTCTTCCACCTTGGGCTGCTTCTTCTCTGTCATCAATTCCATTTTCATTTAAATCTATAAAATCTCTATTTAAAGAAGACGCATTCAATAATCTTTGTTGATTGCTTGCTTGTCTAAACATTTGGGGATTTTGTCGTATTAATTTTCCCATTAATCCCATTCCACCAAATCCACTTCCACTTGTATCCCCACCTGAAACAGGTTGAGCTACTCCAGAACCTTTTACAAAATTTTCAAAGCCATATCCTAGTCGCGCGATACCACCTCCTGCCATTGTTAAAGGTGTTTGTCCGTAATTTGCCATTGGACTAGACATCATTGGTTGCATTGGCATGGATGTTTGTTGAGGAACTTGCAATGGTTGACCAAAATTCATTGGCATAGAAGTAATGCCTCCCATTTGATAACCAATTCTTCCACCATTAGATGCCATCTGCATCATGCTTTGTGGTTCTGTTACAGTATTGAAAGCTTGTAGTCCTTGTGTAATTAAATTATCTGCTTGATTAGCATCTAATCCTTTTTCTCTTATGAAAAAGTCTCTTGCTCTATTTATGGAACCACCCATTTGATATAATTGTCTATACATTTGTGCTCGCGCTATTGTCATATTATTAATTAATTATAGGCAGGCACAAGGTCCTGAAAACGTATACTTTACTTGTTTTTATCAGTATCGTCAACGGTTTTTACAATTTCCAAATTATCCTGTAATCTACCATTATACTGATATTCACCAACGTGTGTTATATATTCATCTATTAAACAATAACATTTACCACCTATTTTAGTCCATTTTTTACAAAATCCAAAGTCTTCTCCATAATACTTTTTAGATTCTTTTTCATGAACTGTATCAAAAAAATTATACATATAAGGATTATTTTTAGCTTCCCCATTTACAATAGTTGCTTGATCAATAAAATCATCAGGATATTCTTTAATCATCTTATCAAATACCTGTCTTTTAATTAACATACATCCCGTGGGCGCGTGTGACACTTCTATTAATCCATTTACTACACTTATTTGTTTATTTTTTTCATCCATTAAATTATCCATTTTTATTGGATAGATAAAACCAGCCTTCATTAATTCATCTTTAGTTGTAATTTTACCTTTTTGTAATCTTTCCCAAATTTGTTCCCAATGAATATGTTTCATTGGATAAGGTGTGGCTATTACTTCTTTATCAAACCTTAACATTTTCATAATTGTTTCAAATTTAAAATCAATATCTGAATCTATAAACAACATGTGTGTATATTTACCAGGATCACCTAAAAAATTGGCAACACATAAATTTCTTCCCTGTGTAACTAAAGATGATTTAAGAAGTGAAAAAGAAACCATAATTCCATTCATCATACAAGCTTGTTGAAATTTTAATAAAGCTTGTGTATAATGAATTGAACATTCACTATGTACTGGTGTTGCGACATAGATCCTAATATCAGGTTCTTTTAATTTAGTGGTAAGACTATTCTCTTCTGTTTTAAACCAAATAGGTTTACTTGAGTCTTGCATTAATCACTCCTTCTAAAAATTTGTTCCAAACACCTTTTCTTGATCCCCATGAATAAAATCTATTGGTGTAATCTATTTGAAGTTGTAAATGTTCTTTAACATGATTTTTGTGTATTTGACTTGCTGCAGTATCAATAACTTGTGCAAAAGTTTTAGCTAATCTTATAAAATCTTTTTCATAAGGAATGTAAACTGCAAAATCAGAACAAGTTTCAAATAGTGCACCATAATCAGTTACAAGAGTATAAAGTCCTGCAGCCATTGCTTCTATTGCAGCAATACAAGATGTCTCTTCCCAAATATTAGGATAAGCAAACATATGATAGTTTTTAAGATTATCTTTTATAAATTCATTAGGTTTATATCCAATATAACTTACATTCTTTAATGATTTTGCTTGATTATATAATTCTTTAAATTTATCATCATTAGCTTTTTTAAATTGATCTCCATAAACTTGAGTTGAAGAATATACATCTAAATGAACTGATTTATTTGTAACAAGCTGCATTGCAGCAAGAAGTACATTTAGTCCTCGCCACGGCGTTGAAGTATATATTAATTTAATAGGATCCCCTACATTATGATCTAATTTTCTAGGTTCAATTTTATCTATGGCGTTTTTAATAACTAAACATTTATGTGTTGGTATATCAAACACCATTCTAAATTTTTCATAACACCAATGAGAATTAAATACATACCAATCATATTTTTTATGATTGTCTTTATCTTTAAACCATGGTGCTAAATTTGATTGATCGTATGAATTTTGCTGCCAAAGTATATTTGGTTTAGTTGAATGTAATGGTATTTTCTCTGGTATAGAGGTAGTTATTTGTACCTGATCTAGTAATTTTTTATCTGCAAATTTCTCAAGTAATTCTACCTGTAATTCTGTTCCGCCCCTAGGGTTCATTTTTTATTCATTACTTTCTGAAATAAATCTAATCCTTCATTAGATATGGTAATAGACACATCTTTTTGTAAATCTTCTATTGTGTTTTCTTTTAGAAAATCTTCCATTGTTTTATATGTCTTTCCAGACTTTTTACTTTTTATAATTTCTTCTGTATTAATTTTATTATCCATTTTCTCCTGTTCTGTCTATTAACAAATAACTTATTACACCTTTTACAACTGAAGCAACTTGAGCATTAGCTACAATACTATCTCCTGCTTCTAAATTCAAGACTTGGTCTGCTGCTTGTTGTGTAGTATCTGCAGCCATTTTTACATGAAAAAATTCAAAGTTAGCACTTGCTGAAGCATCGTGCAAATACATCTCTACTAAATTATTATTATTATGTTCATTGGTTACACTGATACTTTTAACAATTGCAACTGAACTTGTGTTAATGGTTAATACTGTAGTTAAATTTGTTGTAGTTAAACTAAAACCTTGGTTTTTATATACGTTTGCCATTAGCTAAGAAACCATTCCATTCTAGTTAATTCATCTCTTAATTCTTTTTGAAAAGAAAAATTTAACTGATCTTTAAGCGTAGTTACAGCTTCTAAAATTTGTCTTTGATTTTCAGAATCATATTCAAGTTTTGGTTCTGGTATATACGCTGTTATTTTTGCCATTATCTTCTTCCTCCTGCTTCAATGTCTAATCTTAAAGTTCCATATCTCCAAGTTTCATTTAAAGCATCATTTTCTATTTTTAAACTTACTTGTCTTCCTCGCACGCGTGTGTCTACTTTATCAGTTGATGAGGTAATTGTAAATGGTCCAGTAATAGTTGGAGGTACATTAGAGGGAATAGAATTTGCATTTGCTGGATAATCTCTAAAAAATAAAGTAATTTTTGCATTGCCTTCTAAATTTTTAAAGTCTGGAACAAATCTTTTAACACGCATAATCAATTGTCCATCTCCACCCAAACCTTGTTCTGATATATCATAATCTCCAGATTGAACAAAAGAAGTAATAGCAGTTTCAACTCCTAATCCATCTATTTCATTTACACCCGTTTCTTGTGCCCAGTATTTAGTTGCGCCAAAAGTATTTGTTACACCATTAATAGTTGGAAATGTTGGTGTGTCTGTTAAATAAAATTCTGTTGCATAAGGTAAATCATAAGATTCAGCATCTTGATAAGTAGTTCTTGTTAAGGACCCTGTAGTCCAAGTATTTTCAAGATAATTATAAACTACATTTCTATCAACTTGTGTTGACCCTGCTTTTGCGTAATTCCAACCAACTTCATTATATAAACTGTTGTGATAAGCATATGTTATTTGACTTGCATCGTAATTAAACCCTAAATTATTAGATCCTGTTGTGGTAAATACAAAATCTTGAACAAGAGAAGGTAATTGTTTTACTGTTCCATCGTAGACAAAAAATCCACCACCAAATCCGATCCAAAATACTGCACCTTGTGCAAACACCATAGCATGTTGACCAATACATCCGCAATTTGTTCCAACTTGTCTTACAGAGAATGTAAATGGAGGTCCTACAAATTGAATGATGTAAGCTGCTGCATCTGTTAAAACTAAAATATAATCTTTACCTTGTACTGCCCCTATAATCTCGTTGCCCGTATCTAGTCTAAATGTTCCTGCAGTGTTTGTAACCGTTGGGTTCCAAGTATTAATATCTTCTTGATTTGAAAATCTTATAAACATTGGATCTTGAGTTGAAGAATCTCCAATTGTTGTTTCTGTTCCAAATGCAAGTAAATGCCTATCTCGATCAGATATAAGTGTCATAATAGAAGCCGTTGGTGCATTAGAAACAACTACAGCTCTTGTACTTAACCTGTTTATTGCTGATGGGTTCCAAGTAAAAGTTGCTCCATTTTTAATAGTTGCAACTAGAATCTGGCCAAAGTTATCGAGCGACCAGGATCCAGGGGCGAGTGTAACACCAGCAGTACCTGATTCTTTTCCCCAATCAATCCAATCTGTTGCATTAGTCACTATTGCATTATCTAAATGAGAAGTAGCTGTTGTGCCCTTTGCACCTCTACCACAACCTGTAAAATCTGTTGCAGTTTTAGCGGTATAAGTAATTAATTCAGTTCCAATATCTAATATTCCAGAATCTGGAAATCCTGCTGTAGAGTCAACAATAATAGTTGTATCTCCACTGGTACGTGATCCATTTAATTGATTTGTAATTGAAGTTGGAATTGATCCTCCCCAATAACCTGTTCCAAATCCAAAAGCTGGGATTTGAACTGTAGGACCTATAAAAATATAAGGAGTTGTAGTAATTGTTCCTCCTGCTGTAACACCTGTCCCACCTTCAACACTTGGCATTGTTATAGTAAAAGTATTAACAGTTAGAATAGACTTAACTTCAAAAGTATTTGTTGTAAAATTTGCAGATGTATAACTTGTTGTTGGAGACCCTGGAGTTGTGACACTTGTAAAGATAATATAATCACCAACCTCTAAACCATGACCTGCTTTATTAATTGTAACTGTTGAAGACCCTGTTGTTGAAGTATAAGTACAAGAAGTTAATGGAGTTCCAAGTGGAGTAATATCAAAAAATTCTTGTTCGTAATAAATAACTAATAATTTTGAAGTTCCTATTGCTGCATATTTTTTACCATCTAAAGCTGTCCAAGTATGTTGATCTCGCGCTGGACCTGATAATGTCTTATTTACTAATTGTTGCCAACCTCCTATTTTTTCAGGTTCTCCGTAACGAAATCTAATATTATCTCCATCAATCCATTGCCCTTCGGCTCCGGTTGCAGTTTGTTGTTTATTAAATCCAGGTTTAAATTGTATTTTCTGTAATGGCATAAAGTATCACTATACCACCGAATTCGTTGATTTATACTATTTTATTAAAGGTGGTATTCCTAATAAAGGTCTCTTATCATATAAATTTGAATCTGCAAACTGTCCATTTACATGATTATAATGCAAAAAAACTTGACCACAAATATTCCCTGTAAACTCTTCTCTCCAATGTTCTAATTCACAACCAGAATAAACTAACATATCACCTTGTTCTAAATTAACTTTAATACCTGCCGGTGCATTAGGTTTCATAATATTTTTATATTCATCTATTACATTATTACTTCCTGTTGGATCAATAAATATAGGCCAAGGATCTCCACCTAAATTTAATGTTGTAGATATCTCACAAGATGGTCTATCTTTATGTCTTTTTAAAATAGAACCTTTCTCGTACACGCGCGCGTACGAGTAAGTAGGTACTAAATTTAAATTTGTATGTTGTTTCATAATTGGCATTACTTTTACAAGTAATGTTTCCATTGCAAAGTCAGCATAGTGTGAATATACATTTGGAACCTGTTGATCTTTCCAAGTGCCAAATAAACAATTTTCAGCAACGATGTTATTGCTGTACATATAATTAACAGCATCTCGTTTAAGTAAAAAATAATTAAATACAAAGTTTGCAAGTTCATACGAAATTGCATTTTTGATGACTTGATATTTATTCTGTGTAAAACTCATACAAACATCCCTTTCTGTAAAAAGTTAAAAGATACTGATATTCTTATATCATTAGATTGATTTGGTTCAACACAATGATAAAGCCATGATGGAAACATTATAAGTCGTCCTGCAACCGGTTCAAAATTAACTTCTCTCCATAAATAAGAAGAAACTTTACCTTCTTTTCTTTTTGGATGAACCATTGCTGCAACTGATTTAGGATCATCTATTTTTAAATGTCCAGAATTTTTAGGTGCTTTTACATAATAAACACCTGACCATAAGGAGTTAGCATGCATATGCATTTTATTATATCCATGAGGTGGGTTAATGTTTGCCCACATATTACCAAGAAAAGGTTCATTATCTAATAATTCTTGTTTATAAATATCTAATTGCGCTTGATAAAGTAAATCAACTAACATTTTATATTCAGGTTTATAATGCATATTTGTTGTGCTATGCCATCCGTTTACATTAGTTATAGTTATTCCTTTATCTTGATTAGACCAATTAATAATATTTTTTTCCAACTCTGCGTTAAATTCTTGTGTGCCAATGTCTTTAACATAAATAGGAGTTGCAAAATATAATTCTCTGTTCATTTAAATGGAGTTCCTCCAAACCACATTACAAGTGATTTTCTAATTCCACTAGAAATTGGAACAACTCTATGTCTAATAAAAGATGCAAAAAAAATAGCGTGTCCTTGTTTAGGTTTAGCTATTTTTCCATCTGACATTAATTCAAGTCCACCTCCTTCAAATTCAGACTCATGTGATAATAGACAAGTCATGGATATTTTACGAACGGGTGGTTCATTTTTACCATCTACGTCTGAATCTATATGCCAATCATAAAATCCTCCAGTTGGATATTCTGTATACTGTGCTGGTTCTGTTAGTTGCATTCCTTCAAATCCAAAATGATTCATATTTGTTTTATGCATTATATTTTCTATAACTTTATACATCTCAGGCATTTTTTTAAATGGAATCCAACTAATATGAGAAGTTCTAACTTTAGTATCAATATTCCCTTCTGTTCCCCCTCCGACTTGAGCAACTTCAGGAGGTTCAGATCTACCCACATTTATAATTAATTGACATTGTTCAGGTGTAAACAATGGAGTTATAGTTTCTACAATTAAAGATTTCCAGCGCGGTTCAGTTATCATCATGCTATTACGTTTTCTACTGGGTTATATAATACATCACAATTTGCAGCTAAAGTTCGTCTTGTATCATTGGTTCCATTAAATGGATAAACACAATGTCTCATGTCGTATGGAAAAATATAAAAATCTCTAATTTCCATTGGAGGTTGATAAGCTACTTTTGCAAATTGACCATTACTAGATCCTAAAATATGTAATCTTCCATTTTGCGGAGTTTTTTCTGCAGAATATTCAACTCCATAAGTATTAGGTAATTTTAAAATCATAACAGAAGATAACCCTGTAAATAAATCTCCCTGATGAATATGAACTGGATTATATTCATGTGCTTTCATTTCATTTACCCAAATTGAACTAAGATTTGTTTTATAACCTTTTATTTCATTAAATTGTAAATAATGATTAAACATTTCTAAAAACCAACTTTTAATATTCATTGGTAAATTGTTATGTCTTTTTACTTTAGATTCATCTTGACCATCATAAAATAAAGAATGTTCATCTTTAATTTTACCAGCCAACTGATGATTTGCTGGATTTAAATTATTAAAATTTTGTTCATATATTTGATTAATAGATACAAAAATATCAAGTGGAACTTGGTAACGTAAAATAGATTGTCCTAAAAATATAGAATTAAATTTCATTGTTAGGTTTACCAAAATTTGTAATGGCTTCTTTCTTTTCCAAAGGTAATACACCTTCTTTATGAAGTCTATTTAAAGTGTCTAATTGAGATACTACATTAAACACTTCAGATTGAGAGGATCCTGGAGTAATAGTCTTTGCTCTGTTTTCAAGTATATATTTATAAGCCTCTGATTGATGAGTGTTGACATTTTTATCATCAAAAGTCCCATCATTAAATTCTAATTTTAATTTAGACCATTGATTAATTTCTCTCATTCTATCTTTTGCAACAAGTTCCATAGAAGCTTTTGCATATAATTTTTCATCTAATTCTACTTTAATTAATTCTGATTCTAATTCATCTTTTTCCGTTTCTAATTTTTTTTGTATCTTTTTTATCTCAATGTCATTTTTTCTATAATCAAAAGATAAAGCAACTAAATTCTCAAAGTGAACATTTTGTTCTCTTACACACTGCCAGTATTTAGATGCATTATTTGGATGTTTATAATCAGATAATACAGAAATTCTCATTTCTGTTTCTGTTCTAAAAATTTGTTTTTTAAACCAAGTATCTTTTAATTCTAAAGTAAGATCTTTAAATTTTTTAAAATCTTCTTCTTGTAAAATTGAAGATAAATAATCTATTTGTATTAATGGCTGTATGTTTTTTGTCATTCTTTCTTTAATATAATTTATTTTTTATTAAAAGTAAAGAACTAGGTAAGATTTATAGTTTTAACTGTTGGAGTCCCTGCTACATCCACAACAATTTTCAAAGTATTTGTAGTAGTGTCATAAAATATTTGTCCTACTATTAAAGGAGATGGATTACTCGATAGTGATTGTATAGTGAATCCTTGTATTGTTTTATATGCACTCATATGGTTATATTCATATATTCTATATTTATTTATGTCAATATTTAATATTATTCCATCAATTGACAATAAGGAAGAAAATCCTCTAATTTTTCTTCTCGAGGTTTTAATATTTCATTAAGCATAGCCTCACCTTCTTCTTTTGTTAATTCTACACCGTTTACTCTTTTAATCCAAGCATTTCCAAATTCATTATCTTCAACTACCCATAAATTTCCAGGATGACCACCTAGATGAAAATTTTTTCTATCTTCATTTGTAAAAAAACCGCGTCCATAATTATTTGCGATACAATATTTCATATTATTGGTTTATGAATTCGTAATCTTCATTCTCTAGGATAAATCTTATTCTACTATAAATTTTTCACCAGTAAATCTATATACTTGATTGGAAGCAGGATCAAAATAAAGCTTATTAGCTATATAATCTTTTGAATCATTTATAGAAGGAATATGATCACCTTCTATTTCTTCGCGAGATTCTAATATTTCATTAAGCATAACCTCACCTTCTTCTTTTGTTAATTCTACACCGTTTACTCTTTTAATCCAAGCATTTCCAAATTCATTATCTTCAACTACCCATAAATTTCCAGGATGACCACCTAGATGAAAATTTTTTCTATCTTCATTTGTAAAAAAACCTTGTCCATAATTATTTGCGATACAATATTTCATATTAAGATGCTGATATAGTTTTTGTTGCAATTTGAGTGGTTTCACCTGTCCATTCTTCTGTGGCAGTTGTAGTTGTAGGAGTTGAAGGTGAAGTTAGACCACCAAAAGCTAAGGCTGCTGTTCTGGAACCTGTACCTGCTAAATTTCTTCTTCCAGTTCCAAGTCCAGTTGGATTACTTGTCCAATTTGTACCATCGTATTTTTCTGTTTCTGATAATATTGTTCCAGTTGGAGGTCTTTGGCCACCAAAAGCTAATGCAGCAGTCTGTGTTCCTGCACCTCCTAAAAAACTTTTTGCATTATTCATTGAATTTGCATTTGACCAATTTGTTCCATCGTATTTTTCTGTAAGAGCTACAGCTTGAAGAGTCTGTCCCACTGGTCCTTGTCCACCAAAAAATAAGGCAGCAGTTTGTATTCCTGCTCCCGCTAACCTAGCACGACCAGTAGATATTGAATTAACGTTTGTCCAGTTTGTACCATCATATTTTTCTACTGCGCTTGATCTTGTACCAGGTGGAGGTTGGGTTCCACTAACAGCTAAAGCAGCTGTTTGAGTACCTATACCTCCTAATTCCCGTCTTGCTGTGTTCATTGAATTTACAGATGTCCAGTTAGTTCCGTCGTATTTTTCTGTGGTGCCCACATTAGAAGTGGCTGGAGTTGATTGAAGTACTCCTCCAAAAGCTAAAGCTGATGTTTGAGATCCACAACCTGCTAACTCACCTCTTGCCGAGTTCATTGAATTTACAGATGTCCAGTTAGTTCCGTCGTATTTTTCTGTGGCATCTGTTTTAGCTGTATTTGTAGGAGGGGTCGGACCAGTACCACCAAAAGCTAAAGCAGCTGTTTGCGTACCTGCTCCTCCTAAACTTTGTCTTGTTGTGTTTAAATTACCACCAGATGCCCAAGTGTCTGTTAATACTGTTTCAATTACTCTAACTTTTGCTACATTACTTGTAGTATTATACCAAACCTGTCCTAATTCTACAGGAGATGGATCTGAGGATAATGATTGTACCTTAAATCCATATAAAGTTTTAAAATCACTCATATAATTTATTTATTCTTCAATAACCAGCCTTGAGTATTATCTGTGAAAACTAAACTAAAAGCAGATCTTTCAATAGATACTGTTAAATCTTCTGCTAGTCCTTGAATATTTTTTCCGTTTCTTGCCACCGTTAAATTATTTGTATCAAAAGTACCGTTATAATCTATGAACGCAACTTCTTGTCCAATGGTTGGAGAAGCTGGAAGAGTTGCTGTGATTACATTACCTGATGTATTTATAAAATATCCTTCTCCTGCAGAAACACTTAAACTACTAGTTACTACTGCCTGCCACGAGGTTCCACCACCTGATGGAGTTGCAAAAGATAATACACCAGATCCATTAGTTTGTATTACTTGACCAGTTGTTCCATCTGCTGTGGGTAATGTTAATGTAAAAGAAGATGTGACTGTTCCTGCTGCTTTAAGACCTATATATTGTCCTCCCGTTGTATCTTGTAATCTTAATTCTCCTGTTGCACCAATATTTAAATTTGTACCATCCCAAACTAAGTTAGCAGATCCACCAAAAGCACCATTATTATTAAATTGAAGTTGTGTATTAGATCCACCTGGAGTTCCAAGAGGAACATCTACAATATTCGTTTTATCAGAATAAACTAATTTATATCCTTTATCTGTTGTTGAAAAAGTAGGTCCTGTTCCTGAAGTTGTTTTAAAAGTAACTGCAAAAGCACCTACAGTTGAATTTTTTACTATATAAACTTTTTCAGGAGCTGTACCTGAACCTGAATCTGGAACAATAACGTTAACTGAAGAAGTTAAAGTTCCTGTTAAATCTAAAACAGCGTTTTTACCATCAGAAAGTATTCCATTAGAAAAAGTTAAAGTAGCACCAGTTGTTGCATTAAGAGCTATTGTTTCATATCCGGCAATAGCTTGTTGTAAAATGTTTAAATTTGTATTTGTAATATCTCCCCATAAACCAGCTTGTTCGCCAGTTGCCATGAGTTCTAGTTTAAGATCTGTAGAATAACTTGATGCCATATTAATTCCTATTTTATAATTTTATGCAGCGGTGTCAATCTCCGTCCAAGTTGCAGCATTTCCGGTATTTACTTCATTGAAAGACACAGAAGTACCTGTGTTTATTTCAGTATAAGATACCGAAGTTCCTGTGTTAATTATTGTCCAGATTTGATTATTAATACTATTTAATGCCATAGTCAACGTATTTCCTGTAACATTTACGGGGGTGTTTAATGCAATGGTAACTGAATTTAAAGATGTAATTAATTGTTGCCCTGTTACATTAACACTACCTGTTCCAATAACTACTGTTCCAACCGATAAAGAAGCAGTCATACCAATACCTGTAACTACGGCATCAGGTGAAGGATCAACAATTCCTTCTAAAACAATTAACTGTTCTCCTATTAAATTAATATTAGCAGTTCCAGAAAGTGTAACTGAATTTAAATCAATAATTAATTCTTCACCCGTTACATCAACATTAGCATTCGCTAAAGGTGTGACTGAATTTAAAGAAGCTGTTAATTGTTGACCTGTTACATCAACATTAGCATTCGCTAAAGGTGTGACTGAATTTAAAGAAACTGTTAATTGTTGACCTATTACATCTACGTTAGCATTTGCTAAGGTTGTAACTGAATTTAAATCAATAGTTAAATCTTCTCCTGTTACATCTACAGGAGTATTTAATAAAACTGTTATTGAATTTAAATTGGCTGTTAATTCTTGACCTGTAACGTTTACAAAAACCTCTTGAAAAATTGCAACATTTACACTATTTAAATCAATAGTTAATTGTTGACCTGTAACAACAGCATCTGGGTTTGCATCTACTATTCCTAATTCTGTAGTTAGTTCTTCTCCAGTTACATCAACATTAGCATTTGCTAAAGGATTTACTGAATTTAAAGAAATAGTTAATTGTTGACCGGTTACATCAATATTAGCATCGGTTAAAACTGTAACTGAATTTAAAGAAAGATTTAATTGTTGACCTGTAATATCAACGTTAGCATTTGCTAAAGCTGTAACTGAATTTAAAGCAGCGGTTAATTCTTGACCTGTTACATTAACATCAACACTAGTAGTTAAAACTATACTTACACTGTTTAATGCGAATGAAAGTTGTTGACCTGTAACTTCAACTGGAATGTTTTCATTCCAAGCTCCCTGTCCCCAGGTGCCTCTACTCCAACCATCAACAATAGCCATACTGAACTCCTATTATCCGGAGATTCTTAAAATAGCTGCTGCTGTTGTATCTGCTGGGAATTGAACTGTGAATGTTCCAGCCGTTGCAGTTTTATCTCCACCAAAATCTAATACGGCAACTACTGCATTTGAGTTTGATGTATTGTAAATCAAACATCCTGCTGCAGTTAAAGTAACTCCTGTAAAAGATATGTCTGCAAAATCTATAAATGCAACTCCTGAAGAAACTAAAGGTGATATATTTGTTAAAACTCCACCACCTGTTGTATACTGACCAGTGTTCGCAACTTCATTTGTTGAAGTGTAAACAGTTGTTGCTGAAGTAAAAGATGCTGCAGAAGTGTATAGAGCAAGTTTAAAAACATTACCCGTAGTAGCCGTAAAATTATGACCACCTTCTAGTAGTTGTTGTTTAAAACTATTTGCAATTGCATTTCCTGTAAACGCCATATTTATCTCCTAATTATTATCCTTGTTTTTGAATCTGAGGTGAACCTTCTTGAAATTCATCTCGTCTTCTTCTTCCCATTTGTTCAATAGAGAATCCTTGTAGCACACTTTGATACTTTTGTTCATAAAATTGTATCATATCTGCCGGACCCTTTAAAAAACCATACGCCTCAACAAGGCATGCATACAATAAACCAGTGGGAAACTGATTACTTAAATATGTTGTTGTATTACTAACAGATAATCCAGCTGGCTTCAATATATAATTTAATTGCATAGTATAAGTTAAGTCTGGAATAGGGGCTAATACTATTTTTTGTTCGTCCCAATAACTAAAATATTTAGGTAATCCTTGTGCATTAGTACTATTATATTCATTAATAAATCCAGTATCTCTATATTCTACTACGGCGTTAGGACCAGTGTATACAAAAGGAGCTGTTGGTGAAGGGATAATTTGAGCTTCTCTTATAATTAAAGTTTGATCTGTTAATAGTGGTGTACTTACATAAGATTGACCTGCAATAATAGTTGCAGTTACATATTCTCTATTATTATCAGAATCCACATCTCTTTGAATTCTCCATTCAGCATCTAATATAAATCCATTTACAATAGTAGATGTAAATACATTTGCATCCACCTCCGTATAATCTCTAATTTTTTGTACTAGTTCTGCGTATGTCATATTAAGCTTTTAAATTTACTGGACCTGCTGTGCATTGTGCACCCCCTCCAGATGTATTTCCTATTATCGCAACATCATCACTTTCAAAATAAAAATAATTTAGTGTATCTACTACATTACCAATTTGATCTACTTTTCCAACTGTAATTGTAAAACCATCTTCTCTTGATATATCTGTTATACCATCAAAAGAAGGAACATCAAAAAATCCTGTATCGTTTGTAGGTCCTCTAAATCTAACTATTTGACCTGTTTTTCTTCCGTGATTTTGTGAATAAACATTTATAATACTACTGTCCATTATAAATGTTGAAAAAGGATTTGGAGTTAATAAAATTAACACCGGTGGTTCAATTCTATCAGGATGTGCATATTGTAAACCTTGTGGATCAGCGGTATGTGGTTTTGGATCTAATTGAGGTTGCTTTGCTTCATACTCAGAAATATGCACCCATGAACCATTCCATTCTTGTACCATTTCTTGATATGGAAATCTTTGACCGGAACGGTCAGAGATCATGTAAGCATATTTTCCTCTAGATAAATTTGCCATTATGCGCTCGGATAGTAAAGTTTAGGTGTTATAAATGAACTTGATGAAGAGCCATCTTGTTCTAATGCTCTTTTTAATTCATCTTCATATAATAATTTAGTATCTTGTACTCTTTGTGGTGCAAATTTTTGTGCTAAATAATAAGTCAGTCCCGCGCACATACACGGAACAAATCTGTATGGAACGTTTGTAATATTAGTATAAGCTCCAACATCTTGAATTCTTTTTTCATAATAATAATTTACAACATTATTAACTTCATCTGCTCCCGGAGTTAAAAATAAAGTAATCGTAATTCTATCTATAAATCTTTCTACAAAATATTGTGTAGGTGTTCCTGTTGAAAATTTAGAAGATAATCCACTGTAAGCGGATCTATCTATTTTTGTAAGTGGAAAATCAACTACTGGAGTTTGTTCTGTATTTCTATAAACTGCTTCTAAAATATCTCCTGTTCCATAAACAATTGAATTATAATTGTATACTGCAGTGTTATCAGCATGAATGGCTGCTACAGTACCATTAGCACCTCTTGTAAGTCCTGTAATAGTATTAGCATCGGTATTAACAGTTGTATAATTAATTTGTTCTGATCCTATTAATAATGTACCTGAACTTGGAAATTGGAAAACTGAATCTAATGTAATTGTTGAACTTGTTGCAGTAATTCCACTATTTAAAAAACTAAATACACCATCTGAAGTACCATCTGTTGGTGATCGGTAAAGAGTATAAACAGCTTGACCATTAACCATGGAAATTGAATTATTTGCAACTTCCCAATAATGCAAACCCCTGTTGCCCCATTCTTGAAATAAAATGTTAAGCGATCGACGAGCTGCTTTCATTTGGTTACCAGTATTATTGATAAGACCAATTCTCTCGTAAGACTCTTCTATGATTTCATCAATAGTAAAAGTTTTTTCAAAAACTGTAGTGCCTGAAGAGGTAGCCATACTTGACTCCTACTTTTCTATAAACAATGTAACAATTAAAGCACTTGTGTTTGAAGCAACTCCAATACCATCTACTATTGCTGTTCCATTTCTTTGTGCATATAAAACACCATCTTCTGGAAGATTTAATGTTTCAGTTCCACCTGCTCCAACAGAAACTGGAATGTAAACTTGTGTATTAGTTGAAGTGCTTACGGTCGTAGTATTTGCTAAACCATTAATAATGCATGCTCCAGAAGTTCCTGTAGATTGAATCATGTATCCTCTTAATCTTGTAGGTCCTGTGAACAAAACTGCAGTGCTAACGTTACTTGCACATATTACCGGTTTTACATCTGACTTCATATTTTTCTCCTTTTATAAGGAGCCCTTTCGAGCTCCTTAAATTAATTTATTATGCTACTTGTGAATATTCAATTATCCATCTAAACGAACCACGCGCAGTTGGTGTAGTTGTATTAGTGATATTTAAATAAATAGTTCTAGCTGCAGAAGCATACAACGGACTTGCCGCTGGTGCTGCATCGCCAGCAGTAGTATTTAATAATGTTGTATTGTAATAAGCTCCCGCTGGAACAGATGTTCCTGTAGCAAGTACATCGTTAGCATCTGTCGCTACGATTTGTGCTCCTGAACTTGTTGTTCCTACTTCATAACCAATATCTCCTGATGCAACAGTTGCTGTTGTAACGCAAAGTATTGATATACTTTTAATAACTGTATTTGCTGGTTGACTAAATTCAGAGATACTATCTCCAGATGTTGCATTTAATGTTCCTGTAACAATACCTTGCAATACGATTGCAGGTGAAGTTACTACAGTGCCGGCAGAATTTATCACAAAATTATTTGTGTATTCACCAGTTGTTGAGTTTTGTGCTGAGTTCAGAAAACCGTTTAACGATCTTACTGGACCAGTAAATGTTGTTAGTGCCATAAGTTTATTCTCCTAGTTATCCAATCTAGTCTCTAGGCCGTCGACTATACGCGTCTAGATTAGAGGTTAATGTATAGTGATTAATATATAACTGAATTTATTAAATAGCGCAAGGGATACCTACATCGAAAAACTACTTTTCGGATATAAATAGCTAGTTTTAGCTAGCTACAGAAAACTCAGGAGCAGCTAATTCTACCTTAATTTGTCTATGAGCAATTTCTGCTTCAGACATTTTAATCTGGTTAATGACGTCTTTTATTTTTTCGTCAATCCTAACCATATCAAGAGTGTATTTACCCTCTTGAACGTAGCGTTGCTCCCAATCAAGTTCTAACAACCTTTTCTTCT